CTGATGTGTAATATCTTTCTTGGAAAATAATCTTGTCTTCATTTGCAACTGAAGTATTATCATAATCAACAATTTTGTCGAAAAGTTCTGGATCGTCAACAACACCATCGTCGTCACTGTCGAGATAATTGACAATAATTTTTTTAGTATCTACATAGCCTTCTACGTCTCTATAAGCATCTTGGATAGTCCAGTTAAAATCTCGATTATACGCACTTGTTAATCCAGGCTGAGTATTAATACTCAATACATTAATTTGATCTCTATAAGTTTTTCCTGTTTTAGTGTCATATACTTTGTCAGCACTATCAAAGAAGAATTTAATTTCTGTATCACTTTCAAAAACAAATCTTAAATTTCTATATGTTATTTCGTAAGTATCGCCGTCGGTTTTAAATCTAAGTAACCAACTAGCATCAAGATTTTGACCGCTAGTATCACCTGTTTTACCAACAGCAAAGTCATTTGTTGTATTAATGTCTTCTGCTAAGATTAAACTCCATTCTCTATCTCCGGTGTTATATCTTAAAGCAAAATCATTATATTCAAAAGTTTGGTCAATAATTTGTACTTTTAAGTCATTGTTAATTGTTCGATTAAACTTTGGAACTATTTCTTGTAGTATTGAATTTGTTGGTATGTAATCTGTTATAATTATGGCTCCAAAACCGTCATCATCGATATTAGTTCCATCATCTTGTACACTTACAATTTTAGACCAAATATATTCCTTTGTACCTTTTTTAGTTGCAGAGCCTAACTGTAATTCATTGTTAGAATCAAAATAGTAACCTGTAGGAGGTACGAATTTGACTAGCGCACCTTCTTCAATATATCTTAAACTATTACCTGTAAATGAACCAACTTGTACTAAAACGTCATCAATATCTTTTACATTACCTGTATAATAATTGTTTGCGCTAGTAGCCTCTTGCCATTTAACGTTTAGATCACTAATAATTGTACGAGGAAAATTATTAAGATAAAAGTTTCTTACGTAAGCACTTGTTATAATGCTTTCTACAGTATTATTAATAACCCCTTCAATGTCACTTTGTGTGTTAAAACTAAATTTAGTTTTTTCTTCAAATTCTTCTTTGTAAATGACTCCGTCTGTAGAGAACAAGTCAGTATTGCTATATTTTCCACTTGTATCTTTTAAATCAAAGTAACGACTTATTCCTGAACTAATTCTGTTTACACTTTTTGTTTTAACAATATCTTGACTTATTGCTAATGGCCCTATGTTATAGTCCTCACCAGTTATAAGTCTATTTTGTGTATAATAGGTTGCAGGTGCATTTGATTTAATTTCGTCATTAGTTTCACTTGGAGATGAATTAGCAACTGTGTATCTTAATTCAAGTCCTATTGTAAGGGTTTCTAGTGTTCCGTTTCTTGATTGGTAAGGAACATCTATATTAATTCTTTGCATAGAAGTTGGTGAAATAACCATTCCTCTATTAGCACTAGTTCTATAATAGACTTTGAAATTTCCACTTGGTAACGATCCAAATACTCCGTCGCTAAACACTAGACCGATTCTGTCTCCTATTCTAGTATTAACAGCAAATACATTTGTAATTCCTTGGAAAAGATTATTATAAATGATATTGTTGCCTTCAACGCTGTCTATTTTTGTCCAAGGTATTGTTTCAATTCCAACACTGTCAACACTATATAACCAAACGTCTGTATCATTAATATTTTCAGAGTCAATTGTAACTGCTTGATTGGGTGTTGGATTTGTAATTGAAAAGGTTCCTTCTTCAAGTTTACCTTGACGGAAGTGCATAAAAAATCCTGTATTTGCACTTGCAGCACCTTGTCCATCATCTCTAAATAAAAATGCTGGACTTATACCTGGAAGTGGTGCTTCTTCAACTAATGCATCATTTTGTATGTCTACACTTACCACTTCAAAACGTGTGCTTTTTCCTTCGATACGCTTAGTAAAAGGATAAATTGCTTGCTTTGTATTAGTTCCGTTTATTCTATACTTTTGTGTTACAACATCTGCTATAGTTGCTTGTTTTAAAGGATTACCTATAGTGTTTTGTACAGGTAGAGCTGAATTCAATATTTTGATAAATTGTTCAAAATAGTTACTGTTTGTCTGGTCATTCCATTTAACTGTTGTAGTTGCTAGATTAAGACCATTTGAATCGTATATGTTTTCTGTAGATTTAACTGTTGTAATTTTTAGTAAGCCGTTTGCACACTGATTACGTCTTGGGTTATAAGCAAGCATACGTGCCAAACGTAAAATGCTTTCTCTACGCTCGGCTGTTTCAAGGAAATTTTCTCTTGCATTAAGATCAATACGGAAGGAAAGGTTTTGGCCTAAAAAGGCAATCATATCAATTAGCGCAAGGAATTCGCTTGATTCAATATAATCGTTAAAATCTTCTGGATAATTTTGACGTAGATAGTTGATCATTGTTCGACGCAAATTGTCGAAATCATAACTTTCAAAATCTACATTACGAAAGGACTGATAAATTCGTTTCCAGTCCTCTGCTACTAATAATCTTGACTGTCTATCTGTAGATGACATGGCATTTCCTTCTGTACTATGATATTTATCTGCTGCATTAACCTAGCATTTAATTTAAACCAATATTTTGGTCAAACTTAAATTTTAGTGTTTCGGAAATATTGTAATTTATAAAAGTAACGGTTACTTGTACTTGTATACCATGTTCAAAAGTATCTACAATGACTTCACTAGCCTGTAGTCTAGGATCGTAATTAACAATTGAAGTTACGTTGTTAATTATTGAAGTTCGTATGTCGTCTGTAAAAGGTTCCCACAATAAATCCCATATAATGCACCCAAATGTTGGATCACTTAATTTTTCCCCTTGACGTATATGGAAGTGATTTAGAAGATCTTGTTTAACTAATTCAAAGTCGTACAAAGACCAATCGTTAGTTTCTTGGGCAACCGTAGAAAAGCCTCTGTAAGCACGGCCTGTACTTTCAGTTTTAGGCTTTGCCGGAACATTTACCCTTTTATATAACTGTTTTTCTAATTCGCTCATACTGTATTTAACCTACTGTTGGAGTGGTGTCATCCACTACTTGTCCTTGTGCGAGGACTGGGCGGTCCTGTGATTCAGTGTATTGTGCAAGATAGCGAAGTGCGTCTGCTTTTTCATTTCTAAATCTGTTAACTACGCTTGCTCTTACACTTGGTGTACTTCTGCCAAAGTATGCATTACCATTATCTCTACCTCTTTCATTATACACTGCTTCAATAAGTGCAGAATCGCTAGGATTTTGTGTGCCAAGTGTTTGGAATGCTCTTTCAAATATTTTTGCTGCGCCGCCAGGACCGTGTTGAACACTTGTACTCCAAATAACATCACCAACTATTGGTGATCTATCCGACAAATCTACACCTGTTCTATTTCTAATTGATCTTATGCCTCCGCCCCAGTATTTTTGTGCAATATATTCATGCTGAGATTCAGCAGCGCCGGCATCTGTCATAACAGTTTGCCATGTTTGCTTAAATGTATCACTGCCATTCCTTGCAGCAGAGTCTCCGCCGGCTCTTGTAAGTGCTTCATAAACTGCTGGAGCATTTGATTGTGCCCAACCAATATATTCTCCCATTGCACCGGTATTTGCAGCAAGTTGGTATTGTCCGTAACTCCAGCCGCCTGTGCTGTCCCAACCAACTGCAAGCGGGCCATCTCTTCCTGATTCGTATGCTGCTGACAATGTTCCTAGACGATAGTTTCCATCTTCTGGAATTTGTACATTTGAATTATAGTCTCTTCTAGGTACTTGCCCTGTTCCTGAACCTGTACCACCTGCACGACTATCAACGTTTCCAGAATTTATGCCGCCGCCAGAGCCTTGAACGTAAACGCTACAAACTCTAGATGCTTTGTTTTTAGCAAATGTATCTGGAGTTATAATAATATCAGATGCAGGGAGTCCTCCTGGGGCTTCTCTATCAGTTTCAGGCTTTTTATATGCTAGTGGATTCATGTTTTCGTGGTGCGGCCAAGGTTCGTGCTGTGGAGCTCTTGTTAGTATACTTTCGTATGTAACTGGAATTGTACTACCCGGAAAAACATAAGGCAGTGTTATTGTAGGTAACGGAATAACTTCTAATGCTGGTGCTGCTGGTGCTGCGGCAGGGCCATTCATATGAATAAATGTTGCAGTTTCTCTGTGTTCTCTTGCACTTAGTATATGGGTAGACCCTTCAGTTGTAAGCCTATTATCTTCGCCACTTTGTAAATGGAAAAATCTATCATTATCAATATAATGGTCTCTTAGAATATATTCATGCTTGTCTCTTTTAACCCAAATTTTATAATCTTCTTCATAAACTTTTAAATTATAATTCCATTGAGTTTCGAATTGCATTCTGCCACTTTCTAGACCACGTGCATCAAATTTAGCACCTTTGCTATAACGTGCAGTTGCTTTCATATTAATATTACGTCCTGCTTCGATGTTGACATCACGTTCTGCTGTGATGTTTAAGTCGTTTTCAGTCATTATACTAATACTGTCTTGGGCATGGATATCAATTTTTCCGTCACTTGTTAATTCAACCCATGCTGTTCCTCTAGCATTTCCAATATAAATTAAATCTTCTGAATTGTGTAGTAATATTTGATGTCCGGTTCTAGTTCTAAGGCGTAGCAATTCATTTTGAGGAATTGTTTCGTCGCCACCTGCTTCTCCGGCTTCTTTGTTAACATAAATTGGTGGACCATTTTCTGCTTGTT